CACGTCCAAAGACCGCAACCAAAGAGCAGAGGAGCACTCCGTGAGCGAGCGCTGGACCATCGGCTACATCGCAGAGGCCTTTCCCGTGATTCGGCCGTATCCGTCTCTCGAGATGCTCGACATCTTGGAGTATTCGGAATCTGACGAGTGGATCGCCGAGCACCTCGAGCACTACGACGACGGCGAGCCGCGGCTTGAGGCGGTCATCGTGCATGGCCGCACAGGCGCGCTGTTGTCGGTCGACACGGCATTTCCGGAGGGGAAACGAAACCAGACGATGCGAATGTCGGCAGACGCCTGGGTTCTCCCCTGGAGCAAAGAGGCGCCGCACTGCGCGGCGTTCGCGCATGTTTTTCAACTTCCCTGGCCGATGAAGAAGTTTCCCCTGTCAGGGCCTGCATTCATTCGTGCCGCGCGCGACGCCGGGCTGATTGCCCGGCTTCGTTCCGGGCCGCTCGAAATACCGCCAGTGCCGCCAGCCGAAGAGCGCCGGGACTGGCGCGAGGAAGTCTCTAAGGTCGAAGGCTACAGCGGCAATCTGTCGGTCTTTTCGTAATACCACTGGTCGGGTGCCAGACAGAGACCTAGGTCGACATCCGGCGGCTTCACCAGCCGCCGGAACCCCGACCGAGGAGCCCGACATGAACACAATCTCGGCCGCCTTGCTCCGCCTCGCCGCTGCACTCCGCGCCGGCGACCTGGGCGCCGCCCGAACCGCCCAGCGCGACCTCGCGCGTGTGCCTCTCGCCGGCCTCGACGCTGAGGACAAGGCGACCCTCTACGCTTGGCTCTGCCGCCCGCTGCCGGGCGGCCCCCTGCGGGGCCTCCAGGCGGCCGTCGCCGAGGAGGCCGAGGCCGAGGTGTGGCCGCGCCTCTCCGGCCACCAGCGCCTCCTCCTCGCCGCCGTCCGGGTGGATGCCGGACTCGACCCCGAGCCCCGCCCGCGGCGCCTGCGCGCCGACGAAGAGGCCCTGGCCGAGGCCGACGCATAGAACTACCTCATCACCACCGCCGGGCCGAACAGGCCCGGCTCCACCGACGCGATCCCTGCGGGGCACGCGTCGGCGGGCTCCAAGGGACGCAAGCCCAAGGAGCCCAACATGGCCCGCGCTCGAACCCTCGCCCCCGGCGAACTCAAGGCTCTGTCTGAGGACGTCCGCGCCGGCGGCGCCCGCCGTGAGCGGGCGCTGGCTCGGCTTCTTGCCGCGCATGAGCCGATCATCAAGACCGCCGCGGGCCTGGCCTGGCGCGCGGGCGTCGAGCAAGACGACGCGCTGCAGATGTGCCGGATGATCGCTTGGAAGGCGCTCCTGCGCTGGAACCCGGATCATGCCGGCGGGGCGTCGCCGGGCACGTGGATCTCTCACGCGCTGCGCGCCGGGAATCTGCATGAACAGATCCTGACGCTGCGCGCCGCGCCTGTCCGCCCGCCGATGTCCTCGGACTGGAAGCGCGCCGCCGCGCGCTGGGGCGCGCTGGCGCGGGAGTTCCGCGGAATCAAGGGCCGGGACCCGGACGATGCCGAGATCGACCAGATCTGCCACGCCGTCGGGATCGATCCCGAGGTCGTCCGCGACCTCCAGCGCCTGGCGGCACCCGCGGCCTCGCTGGATGCGCCGATCCGCTCCGGGCAGACCGGCGATGACGGCGGGACGCTGTCGGATGTTCTGGCCGACGAGCGGGCGGGCGAAGATGTGGTCCTCGAGCGCCTCGAGACCGAAGAGCGGCGGCGTCTCCTGGAGAATGCGCTGGCGCGGTTGGAGCCGCGGGATGCAGAGGTCCTGCGGGCGCGGTTCGGCCTTGACGGGTCAGGGGTTGCCGAGCCGCTCGAGACCATTGCGGCCCGCCTGGGCGTGTCGAAAGAGCGCGTGCGCCAGCTGCTGGACCGCGCCATGGTCCGGCTGCGGGCTGAGATGACAGGCGAAGCCCGCGCCGCAGTCGCGGCGTCGCTTCAGGCCTGGGCGCCGGTCATCACCCCCGTCGACCTCTCCAAGGCCTACCAGGCGGGCCTCCCCGGGATCGGGGAGGACCGGCCCCCTGCGCGGCCTGCAGCGCCCCGTGAGCGCCCCGCCAAGGCCCGGCGCCCACGCTCCCGGCCCCAGGACCCGCGGCAGGCCTGCCTCTTGGCCTGGATGGGGGCGGCATCGATGACGGCGATGGCGGCATAGACATGCCCCATCTGGGGTGGACTGGACGCCGTCGCCGCCGGCGCTAGGTCCACCATAAGTTCAACCGGGCATGAGCGGTTCTGGCAGGCCGCTATGTCCCAACAAGGGCAAGGCTATGCATCTCTCCCCGCGTGTCCTGCGGGCTATCTGCTCCCCGGGATGCAGTCCGCTACTGCACGCCCTGGCGCCGATCGCCCAGGCCGATCCAGCCGGTCTCCTCGAGGAGACAGCCATCGAGACCCTCTCCTGGCTTCTAGAGGAGGGCGTCGATCCCTCCCTGGTAGTGGAGATGGCAAGCGGCCACGAGGCCGCCGCCGAGGCCGTCAGCCGGGCCGAGAAGATCGCCGCTGAGGCGCGGCGTCTGCGCGCGCTCGAGCGGTTTGTGCCGGCACCAACCAAGGGACGGGACGAGACAGTCCGCGAGCAGGTCGAGGTCATCACGGGCTGGGTCAGGGAAGCGGCGGCGTATGCCGCGAAGAAGGGCGCCCGCGACATCCTGCGCTCCCGCAAGGACCACGCCGACGCCCTGGCCGCGCTGCGGGCCGCATGGGACCAGGCGTCGATTGATGCTGCGATGGATAAGCTCTTGGACGCCGGCAAGACGGAGGCGCCAGATCGCCCCCCGCGGCTTTTGATTACCGGGGCGCAGGGCACAGGCAAGAGCAGTGCGCTCATCGAGGCCCTTGCCTCTCTACATGCGCCCGGTTTGATCGTGTGGTTCCTGGTTCCGACCCACGAGCGCGCGGAGGAGACAGTCAAGGAATACGAGGCCCGCCGCCGCGTTCTGGGAGGCACGCTGCCGTCCCTGCCGATCCGGGGGCGCACGGCGGTCTCCCGGGCCGACGCGAAGCGCCGGATGTGCGAGCGGTGGGAAGTCGTCAATGAGGCGCAGCGCGAGGGCGTCTCAGACATCGAGGGACAGATCTGCAAGGTCTGTCCTCTACGCGAGTCGTGCGAATACCTGGCCCAGCGGACTCAGGCGTTTGGCATGATCCAGACGGGGGGCGTCTTCGTGCTGCCGCACGATTACATCTACCTGCCGAGCTTTGTTCCCGCGCCCGGGATCGTCGCCATCGACGAGGCGGTGAAGAATCTGGTGGGTGTCGAGGAGGTGGATCCGGCATTCCTGACGGCCATTCCGCCTGAGGTCCTGACCTCGAATGAGGGTCCGGAGATCCTGGCGACCCTGGGCGCGCTAGCGTCGGCGCTCCTGACCGGCGGCAACGACGGCGGGCGCGCGGCGGTTCGGGCCGCCATTTCGAAGGGCGACCTGGCTGCCACGACGCGCGTCCTGGCTCAGCACGAAGACCCGCCAGACGTCTCGGCGCACGCAGACGACGACGAAGCGTTGCGCGCCTTCCTCGCGAGGGGTGCGGCGACGCGCTCCTGGGCCCGCTCCGCCAAGCGCATCGTCAAGGCGGTCATCCGGGAATGGGATGTTCCCTCGACGCCGGCTTATCCCGACGGGCGACCGGGCTTCCGGGCGGTCTGGATCGCTGAGAAGGACGGCCAGACTCGCATCTGCGCCGCCCGCCTTAAGCGCCACCACGTCGCCCAGGATCGTCCGGTCCTGTGGCTCGATGGCACGGGCGATGTCGGACTCTGTGGGCGCGTTCTCCCCGGCCTGGAGCACCGGGACTTCCCAATCGATCGCCAAGGGATGGTGTACCAGACGGTAGGCCGAAAGTTTTCCCGCGTCTTCATGATCGCCAGACGCGTCGGACGAATGACGGCGAAGCCGATCTCTCCCGAAAAAGACCTCCAGGCTGGCAAGCACCGTCAAGCCATCCGAGCCTATGCCGACGCCGTTCCCGGGACTTTTGTTGCAGGGTCGAAGGCCACGATCGAAGCCTTGCGGTCAGAGGGCCTCCGGTCAAAGTCCGGGCATTTCAACGCCCTGCGCGGCCTGAACTCCTTCAAGGACTGCCGCCGCGCGCTGATCGTAGGCTGCGACACCCCCCAGCCGGACAAGATCGAGCCGGTGGCGCGGGGCTACTCTGCCCTGGATCCCGAGCCGTTCGTCTCCGTCCGGCAGTATGTCCCTGTGCGGCGGTGGCGCCGCATGCGCGACGGGCGTCTGGTTCCCGTGCAGGTAGATACCCACCCAGACCCGCTCTGCGACGCGGTGCTATGGCAGGCGCGAGAGGCAGAGGTGCTCCAAGCCATGGACCGAGTGCGGGCCATTTTCCAGGAGCGGACGATCATCCTCCTGAACGAGCTTGCCCTGCCTGTGGCCATCGACAAGGAGGCGTCTGCGAAGGACCTCCTGGAGCGCGGCTCCCGTGCCGCCGGGCGCGAGGAACGGGCGAACGGCATGGGCCGCCTGATGGACATTCTGCCAACGGCCAAAGCGGTCCCCCTGACCCGAGAGGCCCTTTGCTGCCTCTGGCCTGGCGTCTGGTCGTCGCAGGCCCAGGCGCGGGCCTGGATCGAGCAGCAGGGCGGCCCGGAGGCCATCGCCGCCCGGGCGGCGGATTATTGTCAGGATGCGGTTACTATGAGTCTTAGTAACCCGACCCTGACAATATTCCGGCCAGTGGCTTTCCGGGCTGTGGGGGCCCGTGGCGCGTGCTCGTGGGCGCTTGTCCGGGCCGATCTCGACCCGGTTGAGGCCCTGACCGAAGCGATGGGCCGTCCGGTACAGATCGAGCGCGATCAGGTGCCTGCGGCCCCTGTCAGGGCCGCCGGATAGCCCCATATCCAGCCCAAGCGCGGGGCTGGTGCTCCGGGTTCGCCCTTTGCCCGTCTAGCTCCTCCGCGCCAGCCTCTGCCAGGGCGACAGTTCTGCCCCCGGCCCCGCAAGGGCCGGGGGTTTCTGCATCCAGGCCCCGGCATCCTCCCCGCCGCCCGGACCCGCCCCCATCTCCGGCCTTGCCGGAGTGGTGTCCGGTGGTCCTGCATGGGGCCGCTCCTTGAGTCGATGGGCCCCCGGCGCCTGTGGCGCCGGGGGTCTCTTTTTCGGCCCCCATCTCCGGGGCATGACCGCGGCACCCGCCATCTTCATCGCGCTGACCCTCCTGTCCGGCCCCGGTCAGACGCCCGCTCCGCCGCGCATCGTCGCCGGGTTCGTCGGGTCCGGCGCCGCCCAGGCCTGCGCCATGGCTGCCGAAGACATCGAGGCCCAGGCCCGGGCCTCCGGCGTCGTGATCCGCGTCCGCTGTCTCTGGACGTCGTCCGTCTAGCACCACCGCCAAGGAGCCCCGCCATGCCTAGCCGCGCCGAGGACCTGATCTCCGAGATCGAGGCCCAGTCCCGCCTCGACGGCCTGCTCTTCGACCTGCTGTCTCTGCAGCCGCCCGACGTCCCGAGCCCGGCGCTGGATGAGCTGCTGGCCGAGCGCTTGGGAGGCCCGGGCGCGGCGCCGCGTGCGTATTCGTCGAGCGAGGAGGACGCTCGGTCTCTCCTGCGTCCTGCCGAGGACGTGGTGGTGGTCCCGGACGGTGGCGCTTTCTGGGCGCTGGTGAGCGTCCCGCGTTTGGGCCGCCGCGGCGGCCCGCCGCGCGACGTCTGGCGCCGGGCCGACGGCAAGCCGTGCCGCGCCTGGGGCCGGACGCGGGCCGCGGCCATCTGCGCCGCCCTGCTTGCGGCCCGGATTGCCGAGGCTGGCGGGCTGTGTGCTTTTGCCGGGTCGTCCCCGGCCCTGGCGCGGCGGCTCGACTACACCGGCGCCCGCCTTCTGCCGGAGGGCTGAGGCATGGCCAGGGCGACCCCGCGCGCCCAGGTTGCCGGCCCTGTCGCCGAGACGGGCGTTCGGTTCAACCTCGTTGCGGAGGTTGAGCGGGTCCTAGATCGCCTAGGCGGCTCCCGAAAGCTGGTCCGCGAGGCGGCATCCCGGGCGTTGGACGAGACCGTCCGCATGGGCCGAGACCACGCGCGGCGCCAGGCGCGGCTGCGTCTCGACCAGCCTGTCCCCTACACCCTGCAGGGTATGCAGTACTGGCGGTCGAGCCGCGAAAACCTCACGGCCTGGCTGTTCTGGCAGGACAAGCAGGCGGAATACCTGCGCTGGCAAGAGAGGGGCGGCGTCCGTCGCCCGCGCAAGCGAAAGATCGCCCTGCCTATGCCCGACGTCAGAACACCGGAGGGCAACGCACGGCCTAATCTTTTGCGCTCCGTCGTGGCCCGCGTGCGCGAAGAGCGCAAGCGTGCGGCCCTGCGGAAGTCGGCGCCGCGCCGTCGTGAGGCCTTTGCTGCCCGCGAGCAGTTCATCCAGCGCGAGGTCTTGCGTCGTTCCGAGGCGCTGGAAATTGCCGCCGCGCAGAAGATCCGCGGGCCAAGCGGACGCCTGCAGATGGACCCCCGCGTCAAGGCTGAGCGCATCCAGCTGCGCCGCCGGGCCGCCCGCCTGGAGCGCCTGGTGGCGAAGCAGCGCCGGATGCTGCAGCGGCGCCTGGATCGCGCCGACAAGGCCGAGCAGAAGGCTAGGGTAAAGGGTGTCTTCGGGGCGAACGACGGCATCTTCCTCGGCTCCCCCGGCGGGAGGCCGCTGGGCTACTACGAGCGCCTGAGGCGGTCTGGCGGCGAGAAGGGTAGGTCTATCCGGGCGGTCTTCCTTCTGATCGATCGTGCCAGGTACAGGCCCCGCCTGAACTTCGGGCCGGATGCCGAGGCCTACATGACCAAGCATCTTCCCGGCGCCATCGAGCGCGGCGTGCGGGCGGCGATGCTCCGGGACATCGAGAGGCGGACGGGCCGGGTCGAGCGGCGCCTGGGCCGGTGAGGCCGGGCGAGATTCAGACCGTCGGCGCGCGCCCCGGGGGGAATGGGTTTGGCCGCGGATAAACTATGCCCCGGAAATGCCCCTTCCTGCCCCGCTATGGCGGCGGGCAGTAGGTGGGTAGTGGGGCGAGGGTCTTCTGGGCCGCCAGCAGGGCAAAAACGGGCCAAGACTGGCCGATCTGGCTGTGGCGCCTGGGTTGGAGCGACCGATGCCGGGCTGGCCGAGGCGAACCCGCGCACAGAGCGCAGGTCTCTGCCTGGACCCCTGCGCCTGACGCATACCCATCGGCAGGGTTCCCACCGGGGCTGGGGGGAATCGCGGGGGTTTCGCGAGTTCGCCTTTTTCGGACATTCAATCTTTTCAATGACTTAACGTACTCGACCGCCTGAAGAATAGGGGGACGAGATTGGCCCGCGGCCCCGCCCACCCTAGCGAAATCAGGCACTTATGGGATGGGTAGGGTCGGCCCCATGTCCGCTCTGGAACGGCCTTTTCCGGAACATCAGGATTTCGAATGCCCCCCGTGCCCCCCTCCGACGCCCCCGGGACGCCGGCCACCGGAGGCGCCGTCCGGACGCTGCCCGTCACTGCCGGGGACCTGATGTCGTGGCTCGGTCTCGACGCCTCCGACCCGTCCCGCATCCGCCAACTCGCCGGCCAGGGCGTGATCGTCCGGCGATCGCACGGCAAGTATGACCTTTTCGAATCCGTCCGCGGCTACTGCAACTGGCTCCGCCGCGAGGCCAAGGCCCTGCGCGCCGGGCCCGGCATGCACGACGCCGAGTCTGGCGGTAAGCTCTCGGGCCGTGCGCGCCGCGAGGAGATCGAGGCCGAGATCGCCGCCCTGAAGCTCGAGGCGATGCGCCGGGACCGCCTCCCTGCCGCCGAGGTCCACGTCGCCTGGGCGTCTGTCGTCGGCGCCGTCCGCGCCCGGATGCTGTCCCTCCACGCTGGCCTCGCCGGAGAAGTCATCAGGGCAAAGGACCAGCAGGAGGCGGCGGAGATGATCCGCCGCGCCGTCGAGACCGCCCTGGAAGAGCTTTCCCGGACGATGCCCTACGACGCCCAGCCCACCGTGCCGGGCGCCGCGCCGGCTCCGCGGCCCCGGACCGACGAGGGAAGCGATGATGCCTCGCCGGAGGACTGACGCCGCGGCCGCGGCCAAGGAAGACGACCGGAGGGCTGTCCGCGAGATGGTTGCCCGGGTCATGAGTATCCTGCGTCCGCCGCCGCCGATGACGATCTCGGAGTGGGCCGACGCCTACCGCTACCTGAGCGCGAAGACCGCCAATCGCCCGGGCAAGTGGCGGACGGACGTCGTCCCCTACCTGCGGGAGGTCATGGACGCCTTCAAGGCTCCGGACTGCGACGAGATCGTCGTGATGGCGGCCGCGCGCACGGGCAAGACGTCGGCGATGGAGAACGCCATCGGCTACGTCATTCACCATGACCCTTGCTTGCTGTTCGCCGTGTTCCCGAACGAGGACGACGGCGACAAGTTTGCCCGCCAGCACATCGAGGCGATGGTGGACGAAAGCCCCGCGTTGCGGGGGAAGATCATCCAGGCCTCGGGCAAGGAAGCCGGCTCCACCTCCAAGGTGAAGGTCTTCCAGGGCGGGTTGCTCCAACTTGGCTCCGCCAACGCCGCCGCCAGCCTGGCAGGCCGGACCGCGAAGTGGGTCCTGGCGGATGAAGTCGACCGGTATCCCGCGGATGTGGATGGCGAGGGCGACCCTCTGGCGCTAGCAAAGAAGCGCGTCGCCGACCGTCCGCCCGGATTCAAAATCTACATGGCGAGCACTCCCACCGGCGGTGGCGGCGCGTCGCGCATCGCCAGGGAGTTCGCGCGCTCCGATCAACGGCGTTGGTTCGTTCCGTGCCCGCATTGCGGCCACGAGCAGCACCTGGTCATGCGCCAAGTCGTCTGGGACAAGGAGGAGGCCGAGGACGGGACCGTCATCCGCCATCTGCCCGAGACCGCGCGCTACGTCTGCGAGGCCTGCGGCGAAGGCTGGGATGACGTCGAGCGCGTCCGTGCTGTTCGGAACGGGCGTTGGAAGGCGACGGCTACGCCCAGGACACCTCGCCGCCGGGGCTATCACTTGACCGCCCTGGTCTCGCCGTTCGTGTCGTTGTCGCAGATCGCCGCGGAATGGCTGGAGGCCCAGGAGTCCCGTGAGACGCTCCGGACCTTCGTCAATACGGTTGAAGGCCTCCCCTTCGAGGACCGCGGCTCCGGCGAGGAGATGACCGTGCAGGCTCTCCTCGAGCGCCGGGAGCAATACGATGCGGAGGTCCCGACTGGTGCCGCCGTCTTGACCATGGGCGTCGACTCCCAGGGCGACCGGATGGAATACGAGATCGTGGGGTGGGGCGCCGGGGAAGAGTCCTGGTCTATCGAGGTCGGCGTCGTCCCCCACAGCCCCCTGTCCCCGGACGCCTGGTTGGCCCTGGATGAGATCGCCCAGCGCCCGCGTCGCCGGCGCGACGGGACGGTGGCGCCGGTCTCTGCCGTCGTCATCGACACCGGCGGCAACGCCGACGGCGTGTCGTGGCAGACGCGCGTGGCGGACGAGTGCCGCAAGCGCCAGGCGCGGCGCTGGTTCCCCGTCTTCGGCGCCGCGGACAAGACGCGTCGCCTGATGCCGGTCTGGCCGGGGACGACCGCGCAGACGGGCAGGCGCGCGGGCCGCATCTACCCCGTCGGCTCCCAGCAGGCCAAGGAGGACGCCCTGGGCGCGATCCACAATGTCCGGACCCCGGGGCCCCGCTATGCCCACTTCCCGGTGGATCTCCCGGAGGCTTGGGCCGAAGGCCTGCTGAACGAGGTCCGGCGCTGGGACAAGCGCGCCGGCGGGTTCCGCTGGAAGCCCCAGCATTCCAAGGTTCGGACCGAGCCAGCGGACTGCCGGGCCTACGCATATGCAGCGTGGCGCGCACTGTTCCAGACCATGCGCGTTGCGGTAGATGCCGCTCTGCGCGCAGAGGCTCTACGGATCGCCCGCGCTGCTGACCTGCCGCCGGTCGAGCGCCAGGCGCCGGCCCGTGTCTCGACGGCTGCGATCCCTGACACGCGCGAGGCCGCGGCCAAGGCTTCGAGCCCCGCCCCTCAGGTGGGCCGCCGCGCCACGGCGCGCCGCCCCGCCCGCTTCCGGGCTCCCGGCGCCTGGTGATCGGGCCGGGACGGCCCGGCGTCGCCCCATCTCCTGCGCGACCGCCCCGGGCCCGGGGCCTGCGCGCGCCGGAGATTTTCGATGGCCTGGACCCAGGCAGACATCCTCTCGCTGAAGGGCGCCATGGCGACAGGTGCCAAGTCCGTCACGATCGCCGGCGAGACGACCATCTTCCGAGACCTCGACGAAATGGAGCGGCTTCTTCGCCGCATGGAGGCCGAGGTGGCCGCGGCTGGCGCGTTGCGTAGCCCGCGCCGCTTCCGTGCGCTTCGCGTCGGCAAGATTGACCGGGGGCTTTGAGCATGAGTGTCCCCGCCGCATCCCTCCCGACCGGCCTCCGCTTTCGTCCTGCGTCTGGCTCTCCAGTGCGCTTCATGAACGCCGACGCTGCCGTCTCGAATGGGTATGACGCCGGCTCTCTGGCATCCCGAATGGGGACCTGGGGAACAGAGACCGAAGGGCTCTCCGCGCACATCCGCGGCTCCCTTTCCATCCAGCGCAAGCGCGCGTGGTCTCTGTATCGCAACTCGGCGTGGGTCGAAGCAGGCGTGGAATACCTGATCGACGCCATGCTGGGCCACGGCGTCGAGGTCCGCCCGAAGACCGCCGACCGCGCTCTCAACCGGGCCATCGCCGAAGCTTGGACGAGGTGGGCGACGGAAGAGGCCGATGGAACTGGCGTCGGCGATCTGCATGGCCTCATCGCTTCGGTCGTCCGCGAGACCATCGTGGGCGCCGAATCGCTGGTGCGCTTCCGCGCGAGGTCTCCTGATGACGGCCTGAGCGTGCCGCTCCAGCTGGAGGTCCTCTCCGGGGACTACCTGCCGGAGTCAAAGAACGAGACGGCGCGCGGAGGAAACGTCATCCGCCAGGGCGTCGAGGTCGATGGCCTGAACCGCCGGGTTGCCTTCCACCTCTACCGCTCCTCGCCGCGCCAGACGAACGCCGACGGAACGCCGGTCAAGATCGAGACCGTCCCCGTGCCGGCGTCGGAAGTGCTGCACGTCTTCCGTCGCCTCGAAGCCGCCCAGGTACGCGGCGAGCCGCCGCTGACCCGGGCCATTCTCACGGCCAAGGAGCTGACTGAATACGTCTCGAACGAGCTGCGTCGGAAGGTGGTCTCCTCGGCGATCACCGGCGTCATCACCCGCGCCGCGCCGGGAGAGGCAACGTCCCTGGAGGCCAGCGCCACCGCCGACGGCGATGCCGAGGGCGACGTCGCGCCGTCCGGGACCATCGACCTGCAGGTCGGCATGATCCCCGTCCTGGAGCCGGGCGAAGACATCCGCTGGCTGACACCCGCGGACGTCGGGCCGAACTTCGGCGAGTTCCTGCGCGCCCAGCTCCGCCTGGTGGCCCAGGCCATCGGCGTCCCGTATGAGGCTCTCACGGGCGACTGGAGCCAGATCAACGACCGCACGTGGCGCGCCGCCGACAACGGCTTCCGCCGCCGCATCGCCGCATGGCAGTGGCGGGTCTTGGTTCCCCAGCTCCTGCGCCCGCTCTGGCGCCGGTGGATCGAGGTTGCTGTCCTGTCCGGCGCCGTTGTCCTGCCCCGTGGCATGACGCCGGCCCAGATCGGCGCCGACTTCTTCTTCCCGCCCCTCGGCTACATCAACCCCTACCAGGAGGCCCAGACGGCTCTCCTGAAGATCCGCGCCGGGCTCCTGCCGCGCGCCTGGGCCATTGCCGAGGACGGGTACGACATCGAGGAGGTCGATGCGGCGTACGCATCCGAGCGCGCCCGCGAGCGGTCCATGGGCCTCGTCTTCGACTCCGACCCGGCCCTCGTCTCGAAGTCGGGCGGCGGCCAGCCCGGCGGCTCCGCGCCGATCGATCCCGCCGCCGCCCCATCTTCCGCGCCAACCGGAGACCTGTAATGCCGCTCTGCGCCCCGCTTGCCTTTTCGCCAGCCCGAGCCGGAGACCTCGATGTCCGCCGTCCATCGGCGCCCTACGCGCTGGTGCGCGAGGACGGCGCCCGCCGGGCGGTCATGCAGATCTACGGTGAGATTGGCGCCTGGGGGGTGAGTGCCGCGAGCGTGGCCGCCGACCTGGCGCTGGTCCGCGACATCGACGTCCTGACGGTGCGGATCTCGTCTTACGGCGGCGAGGCTTTCGAAGGTCTCGCCATCCACAACCTCCTGCGCGCCCAGCCCTTCGAGATCGAGGTGGTCGTGGATGGCATCGCCGCTTCTGCGGCGTCTGTGATCGCCGCCGCCGGCGACCGCGTGATCGTCGCCGAGTCCGCGATGATCATGATCCACGACCCGTGGGTCTATGCGATCGGCAACGCCGATGAGCTGCGCAAGCAGGCCGCTGTTCTCGACAAGATCAAGTCGGCCTTGATCGCCGCCTACCGGCGCAAGGCGCCCGACCTGGACGAAGAGCGTCTCGCCGAGCTCCTGTCGGAAGAGACATGGCTATCTGGCGCCGAGGCCGTTGCCCTCGGTCTCGCGGATGCCGTCTCTGCGGACGAGGGGGCGCCGGTGCAGCCGGCTCCAACGGCGGCCGCCGAAGGCCTCTTCCGCGCCCGCGCCGCGATCGGCGAGCGCGTGGTGGCGTCCCTGCGAGCGGCCATCGCCGCGCGCGGCAAGCCCATCGTCGCCCCTGTCGCTTCCGCCGACGCCGCGGCCCCCGAGGCTGCCGCCCAGGACCCCGCCGGAGAGGACCCCGCCGCCGCTGACGTCGAGCCCGCCCGGGGCGAGGCCGAGGCGGCGGTGGTGGAGGGCTCCGGCGCGTTCGCCGAGACCCCCGAGGAGGCCCCAGCGGAGGCTGCCCCTGCCGACGCCGCGCCCGCTTCCCAGGCCACAGAGACCCAGGCGCCCGTCGCGGAGGCCTCTGCGGCCCACGCCGCCCCGGTCGTCGAGGAGGAGCCCGCGCCGTGCCCGGTTGAGGCCGCCGAGGCCGCAATCGCCGCTGGCGTGCCGGCCGCCAGTGCGGGCCATTTCGTCGCCTCTCTGATCGCCGCCGGCGCCACGCGCGCGGCGATCCACGAGCGCATCGCCGTCCGCGCCGAGGTCGGCGCCATCTGGTCCAGGGCCGTCGCCGCCGTGCCCCATATCCGGGCCGCCGAGGCCGAGGTGCTGGCTTGCGCGACCGTCGCCGACGCCCGAAAGGCGATCCTCGAAGCGATGGCCGCCGGGTCCGCGCAGATCGATCCCCGGCCCGCGCCGCCCGCGCCGGCGGCAGAGGACCAGGCCGCTGCGCGGCTGAGGTCCGCCATCCGTGAATCCATGGCCCGGCTCTTCCCCGGCCACGTACCAACAGCAAGCAAGCCTGAGGAGGCCGCCTGATGTCCATTCTCTACAACACCACGGCCCCGGCCCGGGCCGAGGGCTTCCTGCTCTCCGAGGGCAACGGGACGATCTCGCGCGAGGTCGGCATCCTTGCGGAGTCGCAGAGCATCGCGCCGGGTACCCTGCTCGGGCGCCGCACGACCGGCGGCCAGCTGGCGGCCTACTCGAACGCTGCCACAGACGGGACCGAGGTCGCGATCGGCGTCGCCCTGCGCGCCGCGGTGACCGCCGCCGGCCAGACCGCGGAGATCGCCTTTGTTGCCCGCGACGCCGAGGTCCTTGGCTCCGAGCTCGTCGGCCTCGACGCCGCCGGCACTGCCGACCTTGCCGCCCTCGGCATCATCGTCCGCTGATCCATCCAGGAGACCGTCCCCATGGACTTCAATCTCGCTCCCTTCGAGCTTTCGACCCTGACGGGGGCGGTCAATCGCGTCCCCTTCCAGCCGGGCGTCATCACCGCGCGTGGCTCTTTCTCGCCGCGCCCGCTGACCACGACCACGGCCCTCTTCGACTATCGCGATGGCCAGCTGCGTCTGGTCGATCCGGTGCCCGAGTCCGCGCCCGGCGTCCGCCTGACCCGAGACGACGAGGATCGCCAGGTTGCTCTCGCCGTCCCGAACTACAAGATCGAGGACACCCTGATGTTCGCCTCGATCCAGGGCCGCCGCGCCTTCGGCGTCGATGGCCCCGAGGTGGTCGAGGCGAAGCGCGATGAGCGCCTCGGCATCGCCCGCCAGGCCATCGAGGCGACCCGCGAGCTGTGCCGCGTGGCCGCGATGACCCGCGGGCTGGTGCTGCGCCAGTCCGGCGCGGTGATCACGAACTTCTACGCGGCATTCGGCGTCTCCGCCCCATCCGTGGTCACCTTCGACCCCGGCGCCTCCAACGCGCAAGTCCGCAAGGCCGCGGCTTCCTACGTCCGCTCCCTCGCCAAGACCCTTGGCGGCGGCGCGCCCCGCTACGTCGCGCTTTGCGGCGATGAGTACTTCGACCGCCTGGTCGGCTCGAAGGAGGTCCGCGAGACCTACCTCAACCAGCAGGAGGCCTCCCAGCTGCGCGGCGGCCAGGCGTTCCAGACCGTCGAATACGGCGGAATCATCTGGATCAACTACATGGGCTGGCTCCCCAACGGAGACCCGGTCATCCCGACTGACAAGGCCTACGTCGTGCCCGAGGGCCTGCCCGGCCACCTCGTCGAGGTGCAGGCGCCGGCCGCTTGGGGCGAGACCATCAACACCCTGGCGATCCCGGTCTACGCCAAGGCCGTCCCCCGCCCGTTCAACGATGGCATCGAGATGCAGGTCGTCGCCCGCTTCCTCCCGGTGAACACGCGCCCGGAGGCGATCGTCCCCCTGTCCCTCACCTGATCGGTGAGGCGAAGATCTGACAAGCGGCGGGGCGCCTTCGGGCGCCCCGTCTGCATTGAAGCCCCATCTCCGCGGCATGCCGGCGATCACTCACCCGCTCGTCAATATCGGTCCGGGCCCCAACCAGACGCCCGCTGATACTGCGCGCGACGCGTTCGGGAAGATCAACAATGCGGTCCAAGCGCTCGACGGTGCGGTGGATGCCGCCGGCGCTGCTGCCGCTGCCGCTCAGAGCACCGCCAACGCCGCCGCCTCCGCGGCATCTGCGGCCCAGGCAACGGCAAACGCCGGCGTCTCTGCAGCCGCCGCCGCCCAGGCGACGGCCAACACCGCCTCAAGTAACGCCTCGGCCGCGCTCGCTCAGATCGCCGCGCGCCTCGACACGATCACGGTCGACGCAGCCGTGGTCCCGACCGGAACCGCCCTGCCGCGCGTGCCGGATGTCCTGGTCGTCATCAACACCCCGCCGGCGTCCCCATACTGGGTCGTCCTGCCTGGCGGCGCATCGCGCGCGCCCGCAGGCAAGCCGCTGTGGGTGGCCAACCGCGCGGCGGGCACGCTGCGCGTCGGCGAGGACGCCGGCGCGGCGCCGGCTATCGAGGTTGGTTCGGGCGTGTCTGCGTTGCGCGTTTCCATGGGGGACGGGAGCTTCGAGGCTCTTGCCGTCGCCGGCGAGGATGTCCCGGCGTCTCAGGTATCTGGTTTGGCGCCGGTGGCCGTCTCTGGCGCCTATGCGGATCTTTCTGGCCGCCCGTCACTTCTGAGGACAGCCTTATTTCGCGCGGCAAACAACACCTTTGTTCCGAATGCGACTTGGCGTGCTATTCGCTTTGAAGCGACCGAGTACGACGACATCGGCATTTCTCGTTCTGACCTCGGGCGTAGCTTCACAGTTCCAGATGGAATATCCAGAGTTCGCTTTTCGGCGAGCCTTTTGTTCCAATCTAGCGCCGGCTCGGCCTACCGCGCCCAGCTCTCTAAGAATGCCGGATCTGTGGACGCGCCATCACTCTTCAGAGGCGTGGGATTCTGGCACTCACACAATCCAGTTTCGATGACCCAAACAGCCTGGATTCCGGTCTCGCCTGGAGACGTCTTCCGCTGCCTAGGATGGATGTCGCACGTCGCCGGCTCTGATGTGATCGTCGCCAATGAGACCTGGCTAAGCGTGGAGGCCTATTGATGCCCGCATTCACTCATCTTGGCCGCGTGATCGTCATTGATGAGGCATCGACGGCGGCTTCCCTTCGCCTTGGCGAAATCCGCGAGGACGCCCACCAGCGCGCCGCGGCGCTGTCGCCAGGCGGCTATTGGACGACGGGCCTGGCGGTGGTGCTCGTGGCTCTGTCGCGCCAGGCGCTCGGGACCATGACGCCCGAGCGCGCCGATGAAATCGTCGCCGCGTCGGCGGGCATCTGGAACGCTCTGCTCGTCGCGGAAAACGCGATCCAGGCCGTCCTCGACGGCCCCGGCTCCGACGCCGACAAGGTGGCCGCCATAGACGCCATCTGGCCGGCCTGGCCGGCCCCCCCGGGCGATCCAGCATGACCCGCCATCGCTTCGCCTCTGTCGCTGCGCTGACCCAGCTCCGCGCCGTGGGCGAGGCCGCGACCTATGCGCCGAAGAGCGGCGCGCCGATCCAGATCCAGGCGATCATCCGCGAAGCAACCGAGGTCTTGACCGATGGCGAGGCGCCCGTGGCGACCTACACGCCGACCGCCCGCATCGCCCGCTCTGCCGTGGCCCAGCCGCGGGAGGGCGACCGCCTCATAGTCGGGACCCGTGTTTGGCGCGTGCGCGAGGTGCAGGACCATCAGGGCGCCCTCTGGCTTCTGTTCCTGAACGAGGCCCGCGGCACCTCGGGCGAGGAGGCATAAGATGGCTCTGGCAAAGCACGTCCGGACCGAGATCCGCGACCGCCTGATTGCCCTCCTCGAGGCCGACCCCGACCTGCCGCGCGTGCGTAAGCGCCCGCCCTCTGCGCTGCGCTTTGAGGACCTGCCCTGCATCGTTGTGATGACGCGCGATGAGACCATCAACTTCAAGACTGCTCCTGCGCCCCGCCGCATGGAGCGGGCGCTGGATCTGACTATCGAGGCCTGGGCGCCCGGCGAGATCGATCCCGAGACCGGCGAGATTTTGAACGACCCGGAAGGCGACGCCGAGGCTGTCGTGGCCCGGGTTGAAGCGCTCCTGGCGTCGGATCGGAAGCTTGGTGGCCTGGTGCATGACCTGACGCCGACGGGGATTGCGATGTCCGGCGAGGACGACGACGGCGAGGTTCCGCTGGGCATGGCCGCCATCCTGGTCCGGGCCACCTATCACGCGCAGGAGGGGGCCGTGACGGCCCCGCCCGCGCCCCCGCCACCCACGCCCTGACCCTGGAGCCCCCGGGCCGTCCCGGGGGCCTCTGGCGCCCCATCTCCGCGCCAATCCCCGGGGCCTGCTGCCCCCTCTTCACCGCGTAGCCGGAGACCCCGATCATGCCGTTCCAGGATGCTGTCGCTACCGACATCGCCGTCGCCCCGGAGGCTACCTGGGGCGTCGCGCCAACCTCCGGTTGGCGTCGGATCAACCGCACGAGCTGGGGGGTCAACCTCGAGCGCGACGCCATCCGCTCCAACCGCATCCGCTTCGACCGCCAGCGTGTTTTCTCGCGCCACGGCGTCGAGCGCCTCCGCGGGTCCTACGAAGACGAGCTGAGCCTGGGCGGCTCCGACGTCTTCCTCGAGGCGCTCCTGTGCGGCACCTGGACCGCGCCTGTGTCGATCACCGGAACCGCCGATGTTTCTCCTGTCATGGGCCGGCGTTTGGCCCTTGCGCGCGTCGACGCCACATCTTGGCCCGGCTTGTCGGTCGGAGATCGCGTGTCTGCCCAGATCAACGGGAACGCTTACGGCAGCGGCACGGTGGCCCTGGTTGCCGCCGCAAACCTGCATGTTGTCTTCGACGCCGATCCGGGATTGTCCGTCCCTCTCTTGGGTCAGACTGTCGTCATCGCTTCTCTCGGGAAGACCCTGCAGAACGGCACCGAGAAGCGCTCTCTGACCGCCCAGGTGGCCTTCGCAGACGTCTCGCCGGCCATTTACCGCATCCAGCGGGGCCTGGTCGTGTCCGACGCCTCCCTGACCCTCAACCCTGGAGAGGTGGTCACCGCCGCCTTCTCGATGATCGGCAAGACCGAGGACGTCGAGGCCTCTCCTATCGCCGCGCCTGGCAGCATCGCCGAGGCCTCCGCCGGTGATGTTCTGGTGGCCGTGGATGGCGTCCTGCGCATCGACGGTGAAGAGGTGGCGGCCCTGACCGGTCTCTCCCTCACGATTGCCGCCAACACGAACAACGGGCGCTCTGTCGTCGGGTCCCGATCGATCGTGAACTGACCCTCCCCCCTCTGAGTGGTCCGGGACGTATGTTCGTTTCGACCGAACGAGGAGGGCGAGATGGCGAGGAAGCGGCATGGTGC